CGATATTAATTCGTTGCTTATCGGAGAAATTAACCTCAGTCTCGTGCGGCATCCAACCTGGCCAAATCAACAAATCTCCCTCTTTGGCAACATATGCCATTCTTGAAACAAATGGAGAAAAGGGATGACAGTTTTCTAAAAGATTTGCTGGATTATAGAACGTAAGATTACCAGTATTCTCAGATTGAAGATAATAGCACCCAACGAAATGTTGAAGATCATGATTATGTAAAGAGTTTTTACTGCCAGGCTCGTTTACATTAGTCCAATATTTAATTTGCGGATTTCTGTAATATTTTTTCTTTTCAGTAAACGTAGGATCTACTAACGAATAATACTCAATCGCTCTTTCTGTTAAATCCATTACAGATTTAATTAACCAGTTATGATTTTTATATTTAAATTCTGATCGCCAACAACCATTGTTAGAAAAAGCCATCATATTTGGCTCGTTTTCTCGATGCCATAGTGCTTGAGATTTAAGATCTTCAATCTGTTCTGGTGTACCAACTTTTTCAACAAACAGATTTGCTTCTAATAATTTAAATACTTCCACGTTTCACCACCAATATATAAACGCCATTCCACCACATACTCTTATCTTCAAGATTATTCAAAATCTTCTTACTATAGATAGGAGTCAATCCAGCAGCTGCTATACCAGCGTCTGCTCCTAAGACAACAGGATCCCAGTTTGCATCGTCAAATACTAAAATTGCATATTCAGCAAATGTTTTGCTATAGTGCACCACGGCTTCTTTTGTCTCAGTCTCATAGTGCGGACCATCATAAAAGAATAGATCAATATCCTTGATACTTGACACATCAACTTTTAGCATATCTGAATCGAATAAATTTACATTTCTTTTAATGTTCTTTAAAAATATTTCTTTCGTATTATTTGGTAATTCGAACTCTCCGCTTGCAGGTTGAATGTTTTGCGACCAATTATCAACGCAGTAAAGTTCACAGTTATCATCAATGGGGGCTGCAGTAGATCCTAACGCTGATCCGATCTCTAAATATTTTTTACAGTGTTTCGATAATCCATAGAGAAGTTTTTGAACTCTCGGTGATGTGAGTCCAGGAATATTATACTCTACATCATAATTGACAGAATCAACTATCTCTTTTGCGACTGCTAGAATCAAAGGATGAGACTTTTCAGCAGATTTTGCTTCGTAGACTTTGTCGCAGAAATTGCAATCCCAACAATTGAATTTACAATTCTTAATGATCTTACGCCAAGCATTGATTGGCTTGTCCACTAGATTTGTTTCCTCAAGATACTCATTAAATTTATCAAAGAGTATTTCTTCACCAGCAGCAAATCGTTTCACGATATCCATAGTGTCGTAGAGTCGACGATAAGATTCCCTTCCATGCATCTTCACAACGTCAACGTATTGCATCAACTCAACCCAATCTTCTCTCCATGGAGGAAAGTCTGCTGTCTTTAATGGAACGGAAGGGTCTTCAACATCCCATTTTGGACATGAAACTCTAGAAATCGAATCATTAAAATACTGCGGAGATTTTGCAACTCGAGTATTGTTGAATTGAAAATGCTCATCCATCATCACACAGTTTCCAACACATCCTTCATTAGCAAGTAATGATAGTTTGACTCCATACTTTTTTGCGGCACGGCGACATTCAATTAGAGCATCACGATCACGCATTAAATCGCGATCAAGATTAATGTAATGATAGCCAATTTCAGCGAGTTTTGCGATTTCGTTGGCTCGAGTTACGTTGCGTAAGATTGTATTTTTAATTTCTAATTCAGGAAATGCCTTTTGAATTTGTTCAGTCGCGAGCCAATGCGAGTGCGGAATGGTTGCAGATCTTAATCCATAGTCATATAATTGCTTAAAGTTGTGAATGAATAGGTCTAGATTTTCTTGAGATGGGCGAACTAGTGTATTATTAAAAGTCGCAGAAACTCTGATTCCAAGAGTATTTTGAATGTTTAAAGCAGTTTCAATAGGTGCTTCTACATCTGATATGAAAACATCACCCATCGCATCTTGAACGAATGGAGGCATTCTACAAGTAAAATATAAGTCGTAGATATAGGGCTTATATTCTTTACAAAAATCGTAGAATTCAAAAAACTGTTTTTCTTTTAATTTTGGATTGATTGGAATTGAAAACATAATGAACTCATAATATTAAACATCTAATTTAGATCCTGTAGTAATACCCTCAGAGGCAGCTTGGGCTGTTGGCATAGTAATATCAAAACGATTGTGTAATAGTTTATTACAATCGATAATAGTTAAACATGCTTTGATTTCTTTTTCAACTGCTTGTTTGTTTGCTAACATAGTTGCAATTTTAGCGTTAAATGCATTTACTGCGCTATTAACTTTATTAGCCATTTCTTGTAATGTAATCCCTCTACTTGACGCTAACGCAGAGAGTAGCGGTGTTGGTGATGTGTTATCAGCTGTGTATGCTTCTGCTTCAGATTTTTGTTGAAGCCAAGTGCTACTTTCTAAATTACTTACACCCAAACTTTCTTGCAAAAATCTTTTGTCATAAATTTCATCCAACATTAATCTCATTAATGCTTTCATAAATTCAACAGCGTTTGTTTTGTCTTCATCAGTTAAATAATACTTAACCTTTTCATCATTTGGTTCTGTACTTTCGGCAACTTGGAGTTGCTGATTCTGAAGACTATTTTGTCTTACGTTAATATAATCGCGAGACAAATTAAAGAATAGCCATCCTTTGGCTACATTCTCTGTCAGTACAATTGGATTTAAATGTGAATATTCAACAATATCAACATGTGTATCTGGAATTACACCAACAGCGTAATTCAATATTCTACCAACAACTTGTACTATTCCAAGTTTATCACTGCTGACTGCTTTGAATAAGATATACATCTTCTCTTGCCTTTGGTTCTACGCCCATGAGTTTGGTTAATTCAGTGCCCTCATATCCTAGTTCAAGGCTCTTGTTAGCAGCCGTGAGCATCTGTTGAGTGCGAAATTCGTTGCGAACAAATAAATCAGAAGCCAATTGCATGACTTGCTCTTGCTGATCTTTCTCAAGCATCATAACAGCATCCATGTTACCAACGCCTGCACGACCATAAGCGATCATGTCCATTGCTGTTTGTTTTGCCAATCGAATTGTCCAATAATCTTTTTCTAACTTATCAGCAATTGCTGGGTCTTCATGCACAGCATCATAAATCAATCTACCGTCTGGAAGTTTACCTTCTGGTGAATTGTTGAATTTATCAATGAGATTTAAAAATAATTCTCTTTCTTTGTATGCTGCATAAAGAGAATTTTGCTGACGTTTTAGCGAGCGTTCATACTTCATAACTTCTAATAAATGGAGTTTTCTTTGCGCATCGCTATCAGCAGCGTTCATCTTTTCGATTTCAAGTTCTTTTTGAAGATGTAGTTTTGTGTATTCATACTCTAACTTTTCAACTACATCTTCTCTTGCATTTAATTCAATTAGATATTGTTTGAGTTCTGCATAAGGCGTCATTTGAGCCTTGCCAACAAAATGTTTTGCTTTAAATTCTGGCAACGTAAATGTTTGATTGATTGCTCGTTCAACCATCTCTTTATGAGATGAGGTTAGAACTGCAGTATTTGTTACCAGTTCATTGTGTAGTTTTGTGAAATCAGGTTTTGCAAGATCATTTGACATAATTTATCATCCTTTCCATGCACAGTGACCAGAGGAACTACCAGATATTCCAGTTCTTACAGAACCAGCACCCAGCTCCACTCCAGATTCTGTAGCGTAAGTAAATTTCCATCCTCTATTATTCTGACCGCCACCATCATAGCATCCCATCATGTACTGTCTTTCTTGTCCCATATCAAAGTTTTCTTCGCCACAATTTGTGACAGGTTTTGCTGTTGTCCCAAGACTTGTCTCTGTTGAGAATTGCCATCGATAGAGTATATATCCACCATTATAAGTTCCGTCAGCACCACACCATCCTCTACCAACCTTACTATTTATTCCTTTCTGCTGAGAGTTGTTTCCGTAAATTGCACCAGAAGCAATGCTATAGTTCATTGCACCAGAAGCAAAATTTAATTTGATTTTTGTACCGCTGTCTTCATAAGCATATCCACACAATTCATCATTCAGAGTTCCAACACCGTATTGATAAGCATCTTGACCATCAATTGTTGTTGGTCCAGTCTTAGTTGCGAGCATGACATTTACAGTAAGATTAAAAATATCTACTTCACCAGAACCACCACCAATGATATAGGCAGTTTGGTGTTCTTTAAAGATAGTGCCAGAGTCATTTCTTGCAGCTCTCATATTCCACAATGCGTTTTGTCCACCAGTTGTCTCAGTTGCCATATTAAAGGCGCAAGTTGTGGTAGTAGTACCTGGCCAAGCATTATCTGCACCCCAGATATACCCATATGTCAGACTACAAGCACCAGAAGTATAAGCAGCACCAATGTCTAATTGATCCCCAAGATTTGTACAAACATCTGTGGCGTGAACCATTCTTGCAACATTACGCCATGGTGATGAATCTTTATAACCAGCCATTGCGTAACCAGTAGTGATAATCTGGCGATACAAGAATGGACGTTCATTGGACGTTTCACGCCAATTAGTTCCATCATACATTTCCATTTTACCAGTAGATGTATTGAAGATTACTTGACCTTGTGTTGGGCTAGAAGGGCGAGTTGTTGTAGTATACTTTGGCATCAAAAAGCCAGTAGAGCTAATAACTGTGTCTGAACCAATTTTAAATGACATTGTTTATCCCTTCCAAACGCAATGACCTGATGATGCTCCAGTAACCCCTGTTCTCACTGAACCAGCTCCGAGTTCCACACCAGTTTCTGATGCATATGTAAACTTCCATCCTCTGTTATTCTGATCTCCATCATAACATCCCATCATATATTGATGAGCCTGACCCATATCAAAATTTTCTTCGCCGCAATTTGCAACTGGTTTTGAGACAGTTCCTAAACTGGTTTCTGTTGAGAATTGAAATCTTCTTAAATTATAGCCACCCAAATAAGACCCCTCATTCCCAGCCCAACCTCTACCAATTTTACTGTTAATGCCTTTTTGTTGGCTGTGAGAGGCTACAATATTTCCTGCTGATCCAAGAGTATAATTTAATGGACCAGTTGCAAAATTTACCTTTACTGATGTTCCACTGTCACCCCAAAAATACCCCGCATTTTCATCATTCACCGTGCTTCCATTATTTGTTGATGAATCTGGTCCAGTTTCTGTTTTCAACATTGTACCAGTAGTCAAATCAAATATATCTATATCAGCAGTTCCGCCACCAATAATATAAGCATATTGATGTTCCTTGAAGACAGTTCCACAATCGTCCCGACCTGTACGAACGTTCCATAAAGAATTAGCACCAGCACTTGTTTCAGTTGCCATATTAAATGTAGAAGTGAGCGTTCCAGAACCAATACCAGAATTATCAAACGCCCAAATAAAACCTAGTGTTTGACTACAAGCACCAGAAGAATATGCACCAACATATTCAAGTTGGTCACCCAAGTTAGTACAAACATCTGTAGAATGAACCATTCGATTTACATTACGCCATGGAACACCACCACGATAACCAGCAAGCACATATCCTGTAGTAATGATTTGTCTGTAAAGAAATGGTCGTTCGTTTGAAGTTTCACGCCAAACAGATCCATCATACATTTCAAGTTTATTAATCGATGTATTGAATATTACTTGTCCTTGAACTGGACTCGCAGGTCTTGTGGTTGTTGTGAATCTTGGTGGCAATCCACCAGTTCCACCAAATACTTGTGTTCCACCAACAAAAAAACTCATTATACACTCAACTTAGATTTTAATTCATCGATCTGTTGTTGTTGCTCTTTAATTGCTTCAATCAATAGACCAACCATATTACCATATGCTACAGATTTAATTGAATCTGGATTGTTTGGATCGCTGAGTTTAACAACTTCAGGCAATACTTTCTCTACATCTTGAGCAATAACACCAATACTCTTTTCACCAGTATCTATTTTTTCAAAGTGTACACCAGTTATTTCTTTTATCTTATCAAGAGCATTTTCGATTGGTCTAATATTTTTCTTAACTCGTCTATCCGAGTTTGCAGTAACTGTACCCGCAACGCTAAAATTACCTGTTGATGCCTCGAGTCCAGCAATAACGGTTGGATTGCCAGAGGAAGTTCCAGTTTCCCATGTGAAGCCATATCCAGAACTGTTTTCGATGAAACTTCTTAGAGCCCAAGATGTAACACCATGACCAGAACCAGGTGATGTAAAATTGCCATGAGGTCCACAATTTGCAACACCCGTTGGTGACATATAAATGCACCAAGATGAATATGTGCTATTATAGAAAGATAATCCTGTGCCAGCTCCATTTACTCTAAAGAATTGAATACCGCTTCGCGCATAGATGTTACCAGTTGAGTCTGTTACGCCTTCAACGCGAAGTTTTGATCCAGGATTTAGACTACCAATACCCACATTACCATTATGAGTAATTGTCATTGCGTTTATTGCGGTGGTATCAGTTTGTGTTCTAAATCTTATAGCTGGATTTGTGGCAGTTCCGCTTGACCAAACACTATCGAAATAAGTATCACCAACGCTATTATCATACCATAGACGGAACCCCTCTCCTGTTCCATTATTTTCGCCAGTAAGACGAATCATTGGATCAGATGATCCATCTGCACTTAATCGTAGTTCAACATCACCTGATGTAT